GTTCTATGCACATCCTGAATGGATACGGCTAGGGGCGTTCGTGATGAAACCGAAGCCGAAAGACGCGCTAGCGCCCATCGACTTTACTTCAACTTCCTGCACTCTGATTCACCGTGACGTCCTAAAAGCAATGCGCCCGCTGGTAAACGATGTCTGGTTTCAGTGTGACGATGATTACGCGGGCGGCGGTGAAGATAGGCGCTTCTTTCAGTACGCATTAGAGGCGGGATACCCGGCATACGTTGACCGTTCCTGCGTCGTGGGACACCTTGCCCGCAACGCCCCCGCGTCAAGCATGGACTTTATCGCCTGGGACAGCGCCTCAACGTTTATGAACACCGGAGAACCAACGAGTGACAATCAAACAAGTTGAGACAGCCACCGTAGCAGGCACGATAACACTCACAGGCAATGCCACTGTTACCGTGACGGCTTTCGGCATGGGGAACTCCCCCAAAGCCGTATCTGTTGCTGTCACGAACGGAGATACTGCCTCCATCGTGGGCGGGTTGGTGCGTTCTGCGCTGGCGTTTGACTCAGACGTTGCCGCGCTGTTTTTGGTATCTGGCAGCGGCGCGAATGTCGTACTGACGAAGCACTTAGCCGCCGCGAATGACACGACGCTCAACATTGCAATAGCCAATGGCACATGCACAGGACTAACCGCCGCGCCCACGTCCACGAATACCACAGCGGGAACGGGGCTAACGAACGGGTATTGCACGCTTGCACAAGTGAAATCCTCCGACGTGCTGAACTTCGCAAGCGTAACCACGCATGACGAAGTATTAGAGACAATCATAGAAGCGGTATCGCGGCTGATAGATAACAAATGCGCCCGCCGCTTCTTTGAAGCCACAGAGACACGCTACTACACCGCAGACAATAGCGGGCTGATGTTTGTGGACGATATATCCACCACAAGCGGGGTGACGATTTACACAGACGACGACGGTGATGGCGCGTATGAGAACACATGGGCGGGAACAGATTACGAACTCGCCTCCTACAACGCAAGCGCGGACGGCTGGCCTTATTCGATGATCGAGACGAAGCCGCAGGGTGTTTACACGTTTCCCCGCACGCGCAAGGGCGTAAAGATCACCGCATCGTTCGGCTGGGCGGCTGTGCCTAAGACAATCAATCTCGCTTGTATCCTGCAATGTAACCGCGAGTACAAGCGCTTCAATACCGCGCTCGGGCAGGCGGGCGCATCGTCAATCGGGACAATAACGCTATCCATCCCGGCGCTTGACCCTGACGTGGAACAGCTTATCTGCAACTACGTGAGGCTGACTTGACGCAGCAGATAGATACAGCCTGCACAGCGATAGCCGCAGTGGTGGCGGGGGTGAGCGGCGTAAACGCAGCCCCATCCCCGCCACAGGACAACATCAACGAACGAGTATTCGCCCTCACGTACCCCATGAGCGCAGAGTTAGACATTGGCCCGCTTGGAACGCGGGGCGAATTGTGGAACGTCGCCGTAGACCTGCTGACGCCGCATAGCAACACGGCGCAAAACCTATCCGCGCTCATCCCGATTCTGGTGCTTGTGCTAACCGCGCTGAATAGCGAAATGGTATCAGGCGGGGATTTCTTCAGCGGGACGATAGATACAGCTTACACAATCCGCGTTGAGTTCCTACCCTTCTACATCTATTCGAGCGTGGACTGCATCGGCTACCGCGTGACTCTGGAAGGCGTAAAGCTGATGGTGAACCTATGACGCAACTCAGCATCACCGTGAAGAACGCGGAGATTGTACGTAAAGGCTTGCAGGATTTAGCCGCTGAAATTCCGAAGATAGGACGCCTGCAAATCTATCGCACGTCACAGAACATCGTGAGGCGCATGAAGATGTACCCGCCTGAGCGACCCGGACAAACTTACGTCCGCACAGGCATACTCGGCGGCGGTTGGGGCATCAGGTCGAATACCAACGGCTACACCGTGTACAACGAAACGCCCTATACGAAATGGGTGGTGGGTAACGCCTACGGATTGGAACAGGCATGGATGCATCAGGGGCGCTGGAATTTACAGCGCGACGTGGTTGACGAAGAGGTACAGAAGTTACCGGATGAAATCGAAAAAGAGATAAGCATGGTCGCCCGCAGGGTTGGACTATAGGAGAACAATATGGCTATCAGATTGCAATACATAGGCAAAGGGGACGCGCTTGTAGGTGTGCCTGCGCGCGACTTGACCGACGAAGATTTACAGGGGATTGGACATGAGTTTACGTGGGAAAGTTTAATACGTTCTGGCTTATACAAGAAGGTAGAAGCAGAAACGCCAAAAGCCGAACCAAAGAAAGCAACGGCAAAGGACGGTAAATAATGGCAGGCAGGCGGGCATTACGTAAACTCCAATTTTGGCGCGAAGCATCGGCGGGTACATCCTCAGCCGCCACGTATGTCTTTCGCGGCATCGGTACGATTCTCGACAATATCAAAGTAGACCGCGTTAGCGAGGACATCGGCATTATCGGCGGCACAACCCGCACCAATGTCCCCATGAAAGGCGGCACGCTGGCAATCTCGCAGACGCCCGCGACATTTGAGGGCTTTCTGCACATCCTAGAAATGGGCGTAAAGACTGTTTCAGGCGTGGCAGATGGGGCAGGCACGGACTATATCTACACCTACGCCCTGCCCACTACCAGCGGCAACAGCATCAAGACGTATTCCATCGAAGGCGGCGACGATAACGAAGCGGAACGCATGACGTATTGTTTCGTCAAGGATTTCACGCTTTCGGGCAACGGGCGCACCGCGTACCAGCTACAAGCCAACATACAAGGCCGCGCTCCTGCTGTGACCACGTTCACGGGCGCGCTATCGCTGACGGCTCAGAACAACATGAATTTTGGCATGACCAAGATTTATCAGGATGCTATTGGCGGCACGATTGGCACAACCATCAAGTCGAACACCGTGCGCGGAATAAACCTGAAATACACGACGGGCATCGAAGCCAAAGACACCGCAGACGGGCGGCTGGATTTCTCGTTCCATCAGGGGACGGAATACGGCCTGACCTGTGACCTTGAGTTTGAACACGACGCGATTGCCGCCGCACAAAAGGTACTCTGGCGCGCACAGACGCCCGTACTGTTGCAGATAAAAATCGAAGGCTCTACCGCTTTCGGCACGCCGGGTTCAGTGTATACCGTACCAACGTTGAAGATTAACCTGCCCGGTTACTGGGAGTCCTTCTCGAAGATTGGGGAAGCGAACGGTAACGATATTGTGACGGGGAAATTTATCTCAGCCTACGATACCACCGCAGCAAGCGCGGGAAGTTTCATAAATGTGGTTGAGTTGGCAGCCATACCTTAGCGCCTTCGGGCAGAAAGTAGTTTGTAATGTCTGATGTACATATTAAGTTTTTGTTCGATACAGCCACAATTAAAAAGCGGTTGAAGTGGAAAGACATCAAAATGATTCGAAGGATACAGAGAGAGGGGAGAGAAAACTTCGACATTGAAAAACTTCAAATTCTCGCCTGTCGCTTCATGGCTGATGAGGCTGGGAACTATCTTCCGTTTGAGCAGGCCTTCGAGATATTTGAGGAATTGACTCAGGAAGAATCCGAAGATGCCCTGTCTAAATTCACCGAAGTATTTACAGCGTCTAGCCTCCCAAACGTGAGCGGGAGTCAGTTGAACTCTATTTCAGAAGCGCCTTCCCTGACTCCTACGCATACGACCTCCCCGACTGGTTCAACGTCGTAGAAATTTCCATTGTCTTGCATTGCCTGCCGTGGGAGTTCACAGGCGAAACAGTCACAGAGTTTGATAGGTGGGTGTGGCAGTTGAGATTGGAAATATATCTCAGCGAAAAGAACGCAAGGCATAACAGAGAGATTGAGGAACTAAGGAACCGATAAATGGCGGCATCTGTTGAAGTAGTTATAAACGCACAGGACAATTTTTCCGGCGTTCTTGGGAACTTCGGAAGCATAATCACAGGCATTGAATCGGCTATTAACTTAGTCGGTCAAGCCTTTGATGTTGCCGTTGGTGCGATCACGCCGTTTATTAACTCAGCCAGCGACAGTGAACAGGCAATCGCAAGGCTTGAGGGCGTACTGCGCGCAACGGGCGGGGCAGCGGGAGTATCGTCTGAGCAATTACAGCAATGGGCGTCTGAACTCCAAAATACAACGCGCTACTCAGACGAAGCGATTATGTCAAGCGAGGCGGTGTTTCTGACATTCCGAAACATTGGCTCTGACATCTTGCCGCGTGCCATTGTCGCTGCTACGGACATGGCGGAAGTATTCGGGAGCCTAGACAGCGCAACGATGCAACTAGGCAAAGCGCTACAAGACCCTGTTACTATGATGGGTGCTTTGTCGCGGGCTGGCGTCACGTTTACCGAAGCCCAGAAAGAAATGATTAAGAACTTCGTTGAAACGGGTGACGTTGCTGCGGCTCAAAATATCATCTTATCAGAGGTAGAAGCGCAGGTCGGGGGATTAGGACGAACGATGGGATTAACCTTCGCGGGACAGGTGGAAATCCTGCGGAATAAATTTGATGAGATACGCGAATCAATCGGCGGAGCTTTCCTTCCTATCCTTCAAGTTCTAATGACCATGATTACAGACCACCTTCCCGATTTTCAGGAGTTCGGAGAGGAGATAGCGGACTGGGTAACTGAATTTGCGCAATCGGGACAGGTAGAAGCGTTCGCAGATAAAGTTCTGGAAGTTGTAGATAATATATTATTGCTAGGTTCTACATTCCTTGATTCAGGGGCAAACTCTAGTGAGTTCAAAGACGTTTTGAATTATCTGTTTCCCGAGGCGGCGGAGTTTGATTTTCGTACATGGGTTGACGCCGTTGTTTCCAGGTTATCCACTTTCTTATCTTCCGTAGACTGGGAGCCACTCTCCAAAACCGTTGCTGATTTTATTTCAGGCGCTTTACTGATAACGCTTGAAGGACTGGATATTTTAGTAAATCAAGTGAACTGGGCGCCACTGGGAAACGCATTGTCTGCGGCGGCATCCGAGATTTTCGCGGGGATGTTCAGCAGCGAAGCAGGTGCAGAATTAGATAGGCAATTGAACGAGTTTTTTAATGACTTCTTCCGCGTGGATGAAATACAAAACGCATGGACGCAAATTGGAGAGGACATTATCGCAGGCTTATCGGCTGGGCTTAGCTTTGAGAACATGCGAAATAATATCTCAACACTGATAAACAACATTATCAACTACTTCAAGCAGTTACTTGGTATCTCCTCCCCGTCCGCTGTCTTTATGCAGATCGGACGCGACATTATCAGTGGACTGATGGGCGGCTTCACTTCGATGATTAGCCCCATGATAGCCCTCATTGATGCCGTTGTCTCTGCTATCCTTGCCCCCTTCGACCCCATTCTCGAATTACTAGGGATTGACACAACGGGCGCAGGTTCAACAGGTAGCCACAGCACCACAGGCGGCACAACCACCACGCCCGGAACAGGTACAACCGGCACGCTCGGCGGCACAGTGATAAACCAATACTTCGCGGGCGCGACCATCAACGTCGGCTCATGGGATGAGATTGCATACGACTGTATCTATCCTAACCCGTTCATTGGCGCGACTGGCGGGCAGCTAGGGACTGGCGGCGGGGGAGTGCCGCGCTCATGAATCTAAATCTATTCACATGGAACGGGCAGAACATCAACGACGGATCGCCGTTCTATTCCGTGTTCCCTCCCGGTTCAAAAGTCAACCTCAGCGGTAATGTTGTCACGTCGCCGCGGGCGGGTAATTATCCGTTTAACAACGGCATCGTACCCAACGCCCAAGCCCTGATGATTCAGGTACGCATCGCGGCGGGTTCGGACATAGACACCAACCGCGAAAAGGTAAAACAGTATTTTAACTTTGAGGACGGCACACGCCACAACCTTATCGCAAAGGACGCCGCGGACTCCGACAAGCAATGGTATGTCACAGGCTTCGTGCGTGACGTGCGGAATGAGGGAACGAATAGAAATTCCTTCATCGTGCTTTTCGCTCTTGACTACCCCTACTGGAAACTTGTCACCGCCGCCGATACCACATGGAGCATCACCGCGTCCGGGCAGACGCAGGCAGTCACAAACGCGGGCAACCGCAACGTGCCGCCGAAAATCACTCTGACGCCCACAACGACCAAGACGGGAGGGCTAAGTTATCGCCGCTGGGTTGCCATCGAGAACAACATGGATGTTTCGTATATCGCCCCGCTGGACATTACGAACGGCGGGCTGGATACCGCCACGCTGACCACTGCCAAGATGCAAGCGGACGGGGACGATTTCAGGGTTTGGGAGGACGGCGGGGAAACTGACCGCTGGCTGGATGCGATGGATACCGCCGCGACGAAATGCTGGAAGAATAGCAACCTTGCCCCGAAGCATAGGGGGACACTGCGAACCACACTCGCCAATTCAGGGACAGATGTAACTGTTGCGTTTACAGTCAACCGCGCAAACCTTGCAATGCTAACCCATCTAAAGAGCGCACAGAATAATATTTTCATGATTGAAAACGAAGCGTTTTACTACAACCCCGCTAATGTTAACTTTGTCACCTACCAGATACCAACCTGCAAGCGGGCGCAGAAAACAACTTCCTTTGCAGGGCATACTGAAGGCGTGACCATTCGCCACATTGAGCATGATACATGGATACTGCACGGCGACTCGACGCTCACCGCTCCTGACGTGGACGATAACAACAAGCCCATGCCGAACCTCAGCAGCACCAACGCCGCGTGGACATGGACATACTTCTACGACGCAGACAGCGCACGTACAGGCGCGTGGAAGGGGGAGGTACTCGCCTCTCGCACCGGGCTGTCCTATGTATACACAGCGGACACGAACACCTTTGCAGACCCCGCGACGCGGCTGGGGTTAGCGCTTATCGGCTCTGCTGACTTCCAGGTACAGAACGAAACGGGGACGCTCGATTGGATGTTCAGCCACCCCGCCACGATTACAAGCGTCCTGTTTTCGGGCGACAAGTACATGACTGGCTCTTGGCCTGCCATCGCGGGACTGCAATACCTGCAAACGAACACCGCATGGTTTACAGCCGATAACCAGACGCAGCCCGCCACGACTTACGCGTGGGAGAGTTTCGGCCCAACGACAGCGACGCTTTCCAGCCCCTACCCGTCCACGATACGCTTTGTGACTGACGGCCTGCTGTCCTCCGCAATTAGCGAGATGGCGCTCATCCAGTACCACACAGTAACCGCCACATTCGCCAGCGCGAACCTGCCCACGATTACCGTAGGCAGTGAGGCGGCTTGTAATTTCTTCGACGTGACAATTACCAACAACACGACGGGCGAGTATATAAAGGTACAAGCCCCCTGTGCGGTAAACGATGTGCTGACGATTGACGCGGAAAATAAAGAGGCTTATTTGTCAGACGGTAGCAGGGTGGTTGTGAAGCTGTCCACAGACCGCGCCGAATGGCTCGACATGCGCCCCGGCTCGAATACGTTTCA